TGATATTGATGTAGAGGTATCATACGGCGGTGATGCTAAGTTTCGCTTAGAAGTTGGAGAAGTAAATGCCTCGTTAGTAATTGATGGAAATATTACCGCCAAGAAATTCCTCGGCGAACTGGATGGTCTTGTTACGTTGACATCCCCTAACAACACTAAGTACAAAATAGTTGTTGCTAACGACGGGACACTCAGCACCGTCGCCGTTTGACCTGTGGAAAACTAGGGGGGTCTTGAGATAAGCCTTGCTTATTGGACGAGGGTCATTGACGTGCTACCTTACACTGAGTGACGCCTAAACAGTGGGTGCGAATCCCACCCTCTCCGTTTTTGATAGTTAAGCCCACATTTTGTGGGCTTTTGCTATAGCTTAACGATAGGCGTTGCTTATAACTACCAATGAGCCTTATGTTTGTCAGCGAGTTGATTGATGTTTGCCAGAGCATTGATCCAGTGAGACCTAGCACTCTGCGTGAGTGGCACAAAGCAATCAGACCGATTGCACATATGAAAATTGAAGATGTCACTAAGCAGGAGGCACTGACCTACCGAGCTTCTCAACTACAACCACGTGGCCCACTCAAAGGGAACACACTCAAGGCACGTATCGCCACACTCAAAGGACTGTGGAATAGAGCACTGGATTTTGAGTTGATCACAGGTGAGAACCCTTGGCACAAGGCGGATCGCAAGCTTAAGTACGTGAACAGAAGTCCAGATGCACTGCCTTGGGAGTTCTATCATCAGTATCACGACGACCCTATCTTTGTGTTCCTGTGGTACACGGGTGCACGACTTTCCGAAGTTGCCGGGTTAGACCCAGAGAACATCGTGATGAATACAGAGATCCCATACTTCAATTTCGTTCATCAGGAAAACCGTATGCTGAAGAACGACGACAGCATCCGTAAGACACCCATACACCCGCAATGCTTTCAGTACATCCCATACTTCAAACCCTCCAAGGCCAAAGAACCTGGCCGCTCCTGGAGTGAAACCTTCCGTAAGAACCTCGGCCTACCTAAGTTTACGGCGGCTCATAGCCTCCGACATTCGTTCATAAGCAGGTGCTGTGAGGTCGGAATTCATGAGCGAATTCAAGACCATTTGATTGGACATGCACCACAGACAATGACAGCGAGGTACGGGAAGGTATCACTTGCTTTACTGAATAGGGAGATTCAAAGACTATAACTGCAACAATGGTGCGACTAAACCACAAAAACCACACTAACCACGCTGCTTTCTATATACCCAATCTGAAAAGTACCCCTATAGAGGGAGGGTTATGGAAAAGGGTTATAGGAAACACGGTGGTTTAGCGTGGTTTAGTGGTTAATCCAGGTATTCCCCTTTAAACCTTGCAGTCCAGAAGGTTGCAGAGTATTTAGTACCAGCAGTGAGTTGATCCACATAGTGACCGTGGGTAACCATGCCTGGGAATAGGATCATTTTGCCAACAGGTATGGACGCATTGTTGATCTTTTGACGTGGCCAGTGAAGTACGGCTCCTTCATAGTCGTCATTAAGTTTGACACTACCAGTGACCTGTGAGCTATCGGTATGTAGACCGAGAGTCTTTTGAGTATCAGCAGAGTATTTCATGACAAAAGCTTTACGCAGATGTTCATGCTTCATAGGTGCCCAGTAAGTATCAATGATGGGTGCAACTACCTCCTGCCAGTGACGCTCTGCCTCTTCCCATAAACCCAGTAGTTTCAGGTGAATATCGTGGCTAGGGAACCTATCATCAGGGTGTGGAGTAAATCCGCCGTGCTCTTCTGCAATACGTATCCACTCTTCACACTGCTCAGGAGTTTTGTAATCAATGAGTAGCATCTCATTACCGATGACTTTGTAGTCACGGGTAGTGATGAATGGGCGATCAGGGAATGCAGCTGTATACATCTCATCAAACTTATCTTTAGCTTCCTGCCCGCCATTGCCGTGGTAAATAGATCCCCAGCACTTAGTAACAGGGTTGTAAAGCCTGCCTTCATCCATATATGCAAGGGGTTCGTGGTTAACGAATATGTATTGCTCTTTATCTAACTTGGCATTGAATCTCCCAGAAAGGTATTGGTACTGCAGATACAGTTGGTCACTGCTATGTTCCACCAGCTGATCAGAAAGGATAGACTTCAATGCATGGACACGTCCAATAAACATGCCACTGCATAGATAACGATATGGAGTATGTGATGGAGGCCAGCTGAGATACTTGTCAGGCCAGTTATAACGTTCAGCTGAGAACACCATTTCAGTCTTGAATGCCAAGAACTTACCAACAATTGATTGCAAACTGCTAGCAATGAACACGTCATAAGCATCCACAAATAAGACAACGTCGTTTGGATGCAGGTGATCCAGCTCTTGCTTAAGAAGGTTGAGCTTGACACCACCACCAGTACTGAAGTCTTGTAGCCCACCATTCCATTCCTTGCCTTCAGGCCAGATGTTCTCTAAATCAATGCCGTAAACCTCGCAAGATTTAGCGAGCTTATTCGCTTTGCTTTCATCCGAAGCAACGCAGAAGACGTGGGTCTGGAAGTCAATAAAGTAATCATCATGACTTGCAGGTTCAGTAGTTGTGGGTTGACCAGAGAGTCGGCACGGTGGATCCTCCATAGACCTGACATCAATATGGTCAGTAACTCGTGGCAATACTTCATCTACTGGAATAATCTCATGCCTAAACATGGAGTTGAGTAGAAACTTTGCAGCACTCGGTTTGATAATATAAGCAGACGTCCAATAGGGATAGCAGGGATGAGTAGGAGTAGCGCCTGCTGGTTCCTGTTCACTCCAAGATAAGTAGATAAGGTCGCCATCCTGATCAAGTAGATCCTCGTCTATAGCTTGATTGAATTGAATGTCATCCTCAAGGATGAGGAATGGCTCATTGTAATCAACACACTCCTGCCAGAGGTACCAGTGACTAAGGAAGCACCCAACTTCGCCTTTAGTCAGAGTGCGCTTGAGGTTGGGGTCACGCCAATTTTTGTTGGTATCAAACCCCATGCGAAGCAGTTTGGGGTAATCAATTGCCCTTCCATCTATCGCTTCAAAGACTGTGTAATCAGGCAAGAACTCATCGTTAAGCCTCTTGAATTTACTTAGCCTGCTAGGAGTTCTCGCCAAACTAACAACCCGTATTTCCATATGTATCCCAAATTCTTATAACATTATAGGAACACATTTAACTAGAATAGGGTTAAACTAACCCGTCACAGATGACTGTAGAAGAGCGCCAACAATTCTGGGAGGCAGTGGAAAGTGGGGACAATCCTCTCCTGTCTGTCATGAATAATCTCGTAGAGAAATGGGGGCTACCAGCAATCATCATGTGCCTGGGTGACATCTCAAGGATCCTCTCTGAGGATGCTGAAGAAGCAAAGCATCTAACTCCTAATCAGCGTGGACTGATTCTTGGAGCGTGTGCACAAGTCTGCAACCTGAGTGATCAGATGGCAGCTGAAATGGAATTCCTTCAGGCAACAGATTCATGAGCAAACGTCGGATGGCTGGTCAAAGGATCAGCAAAGAGAGCTTGACTCCTAACAAACCTCAGCGCACGCCTGGTCACCCTACCAAGTCTCATGTTGTGCTGGCTAAAGAGAACGGTAAAGAAAAACTCATCCGCTTCGGTGAGCAAGGTGCCTCTACAGCAGGTGCACCGAAGGAAGGTGAGAGTGAACGCATGAAAAAGAAACGTGCCTCATTTAAAGCACGACATGCAAAGAACATCGCTAAAGGCAAGATGTCAGCAGCGTACTGGGCAGATAAAGCGAAGTGGTAATTGACGATGACTACTTATTACACAGGCAATAGCGGCTTAAGTACGGGACCGCATCTTGATTTTCAAGTATATAACCCCGAGACAGGGGGCTACGAAGATTCACTAAATTACACAGACTATTTAAGTGTCGGTGATAAGCCTTTCTCTTATGAAATCACAAGCGGATTTCAACCTGAGGGTAGGGTCAATCCAGTAACTGGCAAATTAAAACCACATAACGGTAATGATTTTGCCGTGCCAACTGGTACTGCAATTACAATTAAAGGAGGCCACCACTTATCTACTTGGGATGACGAAGGTGGCGGACGCATGTCTCAGTATTACGTTCAAACTAAGAATGGTCCCCGTGAATTCATCATGCTTCACGGCAATGAACAGAACCAAGTAACCGGTTCAGCTGCAGTAACAGACTATGACCCTAATAATTTCACTACTGGCAATAATCCTGCTCCTTCTTCTGATTCCGTCACCCCAAAGAAGAAAGCTAAAGAGAAGGCGAAGGCGTACAAGGAGATGAGTAAGGCAGAGATGAATGCTGCCTATGACGCAATGAGGGATGATCCAAATAAAGCAGCTCGTGAAGGGATGAAAATGCACAAAGCCTATTTCAATAAGCCATGAACAGTGACTTTCTGGATACGTTCTACGACAAGCGTAAGCTGAGCCCTCGGCAAATGAAACCGGATAAATTTATCCCGCATCCTAAGAAGCTGCCTAATAAAAATACTAAGCGCACTAAATATCTGTAGAGAATGTAAAGAGCATTGGGTATTTGTGCGCGGACTTACACATTATTGCTTAATATGTAGTCAAGTTGCTAACAACAACTCTATGGGATATGCAGAAGATTGGAGCGAACTCATGTTCGGGCTTCAATGCCTAACTAAAGGTTCAGCCAAAAGGCAGTTCAGGCAATCAATACGACAATCGTGGGGAGGCCTGTGTTGTTACTGCAGAGACAGACGAGCTACGACTCTTGACCACCTCAAACCACGGAGTAAAGGTGGCTCAAACCTACGGTCCAATTTAGTTCCAGCTTGCATAGAATGTAATCATTCCAAGGGCAGTGAAGTCAATTGGATAGCATGGTACCAGCGACAAGATTTTTACAGTAAAGTTGCACAAGAAGTAATTGAAGAATGGATTGAAAACACCTATCATGAAGAACCAAATGGAACAACTAACGATAGAACAGAGGTTTGCCTTGCAGCGTGCACGATATGAAGTAGCCCGTATGAGTCGGCCCGCACTTGAGAAGACTGCAGTCCGCCTGCTGAAGTCACGGATGGAGCAGAAGAACGGAGTACAGGCAGCGCTCATGTCTAGCGGAATCATCTTTAAAATTGACGAGCAACAGGAAGGACTTCCTGAGATTATTTCTGAAGAGACCTTCGTAAATCTCCTGGAGATGCAGGGTGATGACGAGATGCCTACAGACATCATGGATGAAGGCTACGAGAACGATGATATTGATGGCGACGACCTCATGTATCTCTGATATTAGTTAGACTTTCAGCAGATATATTACGAATATGGAATACGTTATTGGACCAGTGGTTGCTCTGCTTATTTCTGGCGGCTTCAGCTTTAAGCGCACTAAAGATCTGAACCGGCGAATTGATGAGCTAGAAGAGCATGTGGAGTACGTGCAACAGAAGATGGCTGCTAATGAAGAGGAGATGCCACGTAAGATAATGGCTACCATCAGCCCAGTAGTGCGCTCAGTGCGTGAGATCCATCAAACGATTGGTATGTGATGATTGATTTGATTTCTCTACTGACAGAGCTTGATATGAATGATGGGCACCACCGTGCAGCCATCTATGAGTTAGAGAAGTCAATGCCACCAGCTCTGCTGAGCGATGATGCAGACTGGGTTATCATATATAAGAGTAGAGTAGATCCGAAGTCTGGCGGCAATCATTAATGGCTTTAAGGAATAACGGAATTGACAGAAGATATTTAAGCAAGCGCGACAGAGAAGACTGGAATAATTCTGGCGGCCCTAGGCAGAAGCAAGCCTTGGCTAAAGTAAAACGGTGGGAAGGACGTATCAAGTGGGAAGAGAATCGCCCCAAGCGTACGACTCTGCCAAAAAGCATGGGTAAATCACACACTGGTGACTTCGCATTAGGTATCGCTGCCCAGCAGATGCGCCTACAGGAGAAGGGGGCAGAGCTACAGCGCAGTAAAGAGCTGCGACCTGAGAAGTATTCAACGCCTGATATCTATAGTGACTAGAGCTTTTGCAGTCTGCTGAATCCCTGCTTAGCTAAATCCATAGCTTCAGCGACTTGGCCACCTTCTAAGTAATCCATGACGGTGGCACGCAAGATGCCGCCAACATCACCGATACCAGCAGCGTCAAAACCTTCAGCAGTGACGTTGGCTAGCCATGCAGCTTGCTGGTCAGGTGACATACGGTCAGCAATGCCGAAGTCAATTTGCATAGGACGACCAGTCATCTTGTTGTAGAGCACGTTGTTGCTGTGTCTATCCTCTAGCCGTATACCTTTTAGTGCAAGCTGACCTAGCTGCTGGTTGACACGCACAGCATCTCTACCTTGAGGAGTATTGGTAGCAGGGCTGGGGTGCACTTCAAAGTTATTTCTAACGTCAGCCATTTCAATACGGTTGCCGATGCCACCAGGGAAAATCTCCAGCCCAGCAACAGCAGGAGCTATACCCATTTCAGCAGCAGCAGCTTGGAGGTTCGCTTCCTGTTCTAAACCACGCACACTGGTATCGGAATTACGGCTCTGCTTCATTACATTGCCAGGTCTATCAGAAGCGTAGACAACAGCGTTAGCTCCAGCGCCTACAGGGTTAGCACGGTTAGCTGCTAACGTTTTCTCACGCATATATTCAGCAATTAAAGCACCTGCTTTACGCATCTATCTATTACATAGTCTCTACCTATTCTATTAAAAACAATAAAAAAGCCCCGCGTTAGCGGGGCGTGAGTGTTATTTAGTGGGAATCACTTCGTGTAAGTGCGACCACGGTAGATGAAGGTTCCGTGAATCTCAACAGGAGTCTTCTCATCAGTCACGGTAGGGATACCGCGATAGCGAGTTTCCTGGAGACGGACACGCTCAAATTCTTTGCGTGCACGCTTCATCTCGGTGCGAGCATTTTGAATAGCTCTTACTTGCAGAGTAGTCATTAGATTGTCCTCAATAAGTGTGAATGAATTCCCGTTGCTTCGCCCCCTCTGGGGTTACTTGCGACCTAACAAAAGGTTCAACGCACTTGCTATTAGTCTAGCATTTATAATACATATAGCGCAACTTGTATACAAAAGAATGGCGAGAACTAAGGAGCAAAGAATTGCAGATAGAGCTGCTACGCGTGTAGCGTCAGGCCTTTCAATGAGTAATAGACAAGTTAAAAACGCTGCGGGGCTGACAGCTCGGCCACCATCTCGGCCACCATCTCGGCCACCATCACGGCCTAGCTCTGGTCCTCGTCCAGCACCAAGACCTTCAGCTCCTGCACCACGTCCACCGTCTCGGCCTAGTTCTAGTTCCAGTGGGGGATGGTGCGGTACATCTTCTGCTAGCTCAGCTAAGGCAAAAGCACAGACTGCACGACGTGATCCAAGTCGGATCTCTGTTGCAGACAGGCGTGCTGCTGCAGCCAAAGCTGGAATTGGGCTGCGTGATTACAAAGCAGGGGTAGCTGCAGGCCACTACAACCACAACGGTCGTATGACTGAAGCAGGTAAGTTGCACCGGGCAAGCCTTGCAGGTGCCGGACCTAAAGCTCCTGGAGCACCAGCACCTCCGCCATCAACCGGTGGTACATCGTTGACCGATAAATACGGGAGTGGGCTTAAAGGTTTTGCTTCTTGGTGGAATGCCGAAGGTAAGCAGGCAAGGGTTGATAGCGAAATGGAATATCGGAAGAACAATCCAAATTCAGGAATGGTCAATGGGTCTAGCAAGTTCCATGACATTGAACTGACCGAGAACGGTTACTTCAATTGGGATAGTTCAAAGCCAGTCAATGGCTTAGACGTAGCCAAGATGAAAGAGTTTGGCATCAAAGGTGGCGATCAGGTGTTTGATCCGGCTGCATTCAAGAGCATCAACAATGGCCAAAATGATAATCACATGGCGACAACGAATGGTCGCTTGGATGCTCACTACTATGCTCAAGGCATCGCAATGCCTCTTGACACTGCACAAGAAGGCCGCATGCGTGAGCACAATGCTCAGATGCAGCGGAACCACTGGCAAACCAACGCTGATGGCAGCAAACTAGGTGACGCCAGCGGTTTGTTCCAAGATAAGTACGCTGTTGGGTACCACGGCAGCCATGACACTGGCAAAAATTATGTCGGCTCTCAGCATGGAGAAAGTGTGACCCATGCAATGGGTGATAACTTAAGGGATAAGATTGATAATTACGTGAGGGATGGTGGCTATGCAGGAGATGGTCTGAAGATGCTGGAAGGGCATAAGCAGAATCTCAAGAGTGAGAATGACATCAAGTGGTACAACGGACTGATCCAGCAGGCCAGGAACTACGACTGGAGTAAGGCTGATGCTCGTTACAGTCAGAGTGCAGGTGGTAACTACGATGTCCGGGCCGGTGGACTAGCCCATCAGTACCGGTGATCACTCCATGAACTTAAGCTCAAGGTATGCCTTACGTAATTCGTTGAGCATATCCTTGAGATCGTCTTGTTCCTCTGGCTTACCACCAGGCCACTGGTCTACGTAATACTCCATAGCCTGAAGCAACATCTTGAGTGCCTCAGGACCTACAGAGAAGTTGAAATGTACGTCTTCTTCCATCAGTGTGTCTCCGCCCAGTTACTGCCTTGCCCAGCGCTAGCTGCAATAGGTACCTTGAACTTGTAGTACTGCCCAGCCAGTGGAGCTGCCTGTTCCAGTAGCTGACTGACACGCTCAGCTTCCGAAGGGAATACAGAGAGCTGCTGTTCATCGTGTACGTATGCACAGCGGGTGTAGTCATGTCCATAGGTGAGGCCAGCCTCGTCAATGAGCTGCTGACTTACTACCACCCAACGCTTTGAGAGTATGGCTCCAGCAGATTGCAGCAGGTAGTTGAGTGCCGCATGTTCAGCGCGGCAGAAAATAGGACGCCCGTCAAGGCCCCGCAGACGACCGCTAGCACGAATTCGTTGTTTGACTGCATCAATAAGTGGCTCCAATCCAGGGATAGCGTCAAGGAATTTGCGTCGCAGCTCTTGACCTAGCTGCTTTTTCTGTGCGTCGCTAAGCTCAGGTCGCAAGCTATGGCCGAGCTTTTGGTCACCAGCTCCATAGATGAAGGCGTAAGTGATGGTCTTGACTTCTTTGCGAGTACAACCAACACGGTCGGCATTCTGTTGGTGAATATCACCATTCAGTACAACCTCAGCAAAGGCTCCCTCATCAAACCTGGCGAGGTAGTGCCCGAGGCACCGAAGTTCTAAGCCTTCTAAGTCAGCACCCACCATCACGTGACCTGGATGCGGAACAAACAACTGACGTGCCCACGGTGCGGAGACCACCTGACCCAAGTTGGGTCCACGGTGCGCGTTACGCCCGGTCTGGGTCGCAAGAGTACAGCTGTGGTGAATGCAGTCGTCACTTTCAATTGTATTGAACCAGGAATTTGTCCCCTCAGACAACTGACCTAACCACTTCTGCAGTGTCAGTAGACGGATGAACTTCTCACACTCGTCATGCAGCTTCTGGTTGCCGTCAACGAGTGACTTATCACGCAGCTCAGAGAGCGTAGCCTCATCAACCTGCGGCTTACCTGTAGCTGTCTCTTTAAGGAAGACAGCACCACGGAATGTAGTCAGTGCCCAGGCAATGTTCTGACGTGACGTAGGGTTGAAGTCAACCAACTTAGTCATAGGTGAACCAGCAAAGTAACCCTGCTTTTTATTAGAGCGCTTGGGTGTGAAGACTTTGCCGGGTACGTATGGGAAGGTGTCGGTGATCTCTTTCACCAGCGTGTCCATCTCAGTCTGTAGTTCAGAGCGAACACGGTCGGCAGCAGTCACGTCAAAGCGGAAGCCACTGGCTTCTTGCTGAGACATGATGCGAGCCATCTCCATCTCAAGGGTTACGTAATCAGGTGTCGTCATTCTTGTTAAATCCAAAGGTCAGTTCTTTATCTTTCAGCAGCTGATCAGCACGGCGTTTGTGACCGAGCTTGGCAACAGCTTCCATTACTTTCAGCACGTCTTCTACAGTTGCCTTTGGCAGCTGCTTAGCGATGACTTGATACAGCGGCATGAATACATCAGCTGCTGCTGTCATCTCTTCAACGGTAAGGGGATCGCCCTTCTTAGGTGTAGTTTTAGTCATGAAAAATCCTCCATTCTGCGAAGCATAAGTTGATAAAGTTTGACGGTTACTTCCGTATCCTGGATGCAGTAGTCCAGCATCTCAGGGGTATAACGATCCCAAGCATCGGGACCTTTGCCGTAGTCACCCTTAAAGCACTTAAGGCGATAGCCCCAAGCCTCAAGGGAGTGACGTCCGTACAGGCGCTGCGGCATACCAGCAGGGCGACGTTCGTAGTCACGGTCTGCTACGTGTGGGTAGAAGATACGGCTAAGAACCAGGGTGTCAATGACAGTGCCCTGTGGTGCAAAGTCATACAGCTCTTTGATCATTGGGATGTCAAAGCCTGCGATGTTATGGCCAACAAGTACGTCAGCCCGACGCAGTGCTTCAACACCAAGTTCCAGTGAATGATCGGGGCGGTTGTCCCAGACCAGCGGCTCGTCCACATTGCTGAGATCACGGGCAACAATGCAATGCAGCTGTGAACCGCGACGCAGCAAGCCAGTGGTCTCAAGGTCAAAGAGGAGAGTTGTCATTTGTTTCTGGGGGGTAAGAATAGTTTTCAAGGAGGTCAGCATCTGCTGTTGCTGGCGAATACGTGTAGAGGTCTTTGTTTTCGTACTGCTCTTCACGGTTGTCAAAGCGCGGGGCTTGGTCGTTTGTTGAGAATCGTTCGTCATCATCGTCAAAGAAAGGTTCAATAGATATAAAAAGCTCGCGTGCAAGTCGTGCTGCACGTCTAAATTCGTCTTTGTAATACGGCTCCCAGTCATGGGCCAGTACTACGATTTTGTTCACACCCATCAGCCAGAGTTGGAAGATGGCAGCTGAGAATGGATACCGTGTGGTGTAAAGGACAGCACCGTTAGCAGCTGTGCCTCGTTTACATGCAGTGGCAATGCAATACGTGACACAGTCAATCTCTACCTTGCATTCAGCAAGTACAGAACGTCCGTCACCAATGATTTCATTGTCTCGTACCAATACACATCCACCCTTTGCAATTGGGTGAGTGCTTGCTGCAGCTACAGCTTTAGCAACGTTGATAAAGTGCTCTTCTTTATTAGGTATTGCACGTACATCAATTGGAATATTTTTAACTGGCATGTCCACAATATAAGTTGTTCGTTTCTATATTAGGAATGCAAAGAGTAATCTGCGATATGGAATACGACAAGTTCAAAAAAGATTTAAACACATACAGTATGTATGAGGATGGTCTAGTGGGTTCACAAGGAGTAGATGAACTCATTGATGACATATTCTATAAGAAAAGCGATATGGTTAATAATCCACCGCACTACACACGTGGTGGTACGGAAGCCATTGAAATTATTGCTGATGCAATTAACGATGCGCCAACACCTTACGAAGGATTTCTCCAAGGTCAGGTGCTGAAATATCTGCTTCGTCTCTGGCTTAAAGGTAATCCTAGTCAGGATGCAGAGAAAGCGCAATGGTATCTAAACAAGCTGGTTGATGTGATTAACCGGCACGACTGATAGAAACCGCCGTTAGGCGGTCTGGAACTTCAGGGAAGCGCGGAAGTCGGTAAGAGACAGCGCTTCTTTTTCTTGTAGGTGGAGTTTCAATTCATTGTAGAGCAGCTCGTTAGAGTGTATGCAATGAGTAAAAAGCACAGCAGTGCCATGCTGAAAATCCTGATCATTAGGGTTATACCAAGCATGAATTTGGAAACACTCCCATGGATTAAGGTTAGGTGACACCCACGTGTTTAATTCTTCTAGTCGTTTAGCTGTATGAATGATGCTGTGTTCAACAGTTTCATCTACAGGAAGGTTCACGTGGCCGTGGTTAAGTAGTGCATGCTTCCACATCAGGCTGCCATCACGATGGATAAGACGGCAGGGATGTACGGCAGCACCGGACGGTAGTTTATATAGACAGGCAGGATTCAAGTGTTTACTCATACATCCCCCTTCATTTCATTGTAGTAGTCGTAGTCTTTCATCCAGTTGTCTCCTGCCCACTCATTGAAGCAGACACGTCCGATGTCACGGAAGGTTTCATGGAACAGCTTGACTTTATCAACGCTGCTCATGGCTGCTTCAATCGGTGGACCATAGACAATGATGTTCCACATAGAAGGACTGATTTCATCAAAGCCATCCGACGTGGCACGCAGCTGCTTGACACGTTTGAAGGGAACACAGAAGGGATAGTCAAGCAACGCAGGTGAAGCTCTCATCAGCTCCGATGCACAAGTGAAGTAGATGAATTGGTCAATGTGACCATTGCGATATTCATCTAGTGTCTTGTGAAACCAGAGGCGAGAATTTTTTACTGCACCTTTTGCAGCTACAAAGACGTTTCCATGCCAGTGTTCTTGGAGTGGATTGATTTCAATAGAGGGAACAGAGGTAGCATCTACCAAAACTTGCTGCACTGGATCTGACGTAGGGTCATAATCAATAGACCCCATGACAGCTCGTGCCCGTTCAATAAGGAACGGTGGTGGATAGAGAGGCAGCTTTAATCCAGCAGCTCGTAGCTTATCCGCTAAATTCTGCTGTGACCGCTCTAAGGCTTTCTTGGCTCCCGCCTGCTTCCAAAGCAAATGTTCTTGTTCCATGGGCAGATATCAATGTAATTAAGACATGTTTAGTCCAGTCATTGTCATTGATACGTTGAAGCAATCCAAGCAAGAAATCTTTTACTTCGTCGTCCTCTGCCGATTCAGCTGCGATGATATCCATTTCAACTTGAGCACCGTTCATATAGGTGGTGCTGTCGTTCTGGAGGTTGATGATCAGTGAGCCAGCGCCTTGTGTTTGGAAGCCGTTGATGGCAATATTGACAAGGTCAGTAAGGATAAGCTCAGCTGTAGCAGCGAGAAAACGTTGCTCGTTTTGTTTCTCTTCACCGAACTTGTCGGAAGCGAGAAGCTGTTCAAGTAAATCAGTTCTACGTGACATAACAATGATCTCCTATAAGGTTAATTGATTCAAAACAAATCCGTGGGTTCTTCGCTGTTGTTGTCTACAGGCTCACGGTATGCACCTTCAGACTCGGTATCAATTTGGGTTGAATGTTTACCTGCTAAGAGGTCAAGCATCACAGCTTCAAACTTTTCTCCGAAGCCAGAGTCAGGATTGAGAAAGAGTTCTTCCCGTTGGTTGATTTCTTCTGTCTGATCTTTCATCTCATTCTTCAGAGCTTCTTCTACGACATACTCAGCTACTTGTTGCTTGAGTGTCTGCAGTTGACAGGCAAGCTCAAAGCTTTCAATGTAGCTCTCTTGATCTACAAAGACGCCTACGTTTTGAGGAATGAGGTGGAATGGATTGCAGCAATACTTCTCACCACATACAGTCTTGACTCCAGTAAAGCCAAGGTCACCCCACGTCAGCCACATAGCTACACGTTGAGGGTGGTGGACTGTGCTGCTGCTGATTCCTAAGCGACGCCAAGCAAACTGAGGTTGCTTAGTCTTGGGATTGATCACCCCGTTCCACATCCAGCAGTCATCAGGACCAGAGATATCTACCTGAGACCAGAACTTCAATGCACGACTACGATGTTTCTTCAGCAGACGGTTGATGTCAAAGGACATCCGACCCTCTCGTGCAGCTGCAACACAGCGAGTACAGGCAGCGTGACTGTCGTATCGCATGGAGTGTGAGCTGAACCTGCCGAGTGCGTGCCCTGTATAAATACAGAGTTCACCTTCTTCAGCCGTGTTAGACAGCATGCGATCACGCTGACGTCGGCGTCCGTAGGCATGTCCGCCAACCTTCTTTGACGGTTGTGCTTCACTCATTAGAAATCTCCTTCTGGCTTTACGTGTGAACCACCGAGGGCTGGGTACTGCTCTTCTGTAGGGAGAGCTACCAGTTGGTGGTTAAGTTTGTACTCATATCGTGTACTATTTTCATACTTTACCCGAACCAATTTAGCTCTGGGGGTGTAGTACTCAGGGCGACCTACGACAAGCGCAGTCATCCCTTCGGGAATGACAGTGACGCGCATTCCAATTTGAATATCGTTAGCAAGCATTTCAAAACTCTCCGAGAATATGATCTTCAGGCAGTGGATCGTCTGCTGGACGTAGCCATAGACGTACCGACTTAGTCTTCCCGGTGACCTTATCTTTCCGGGAAGTATTCAAGCGACGCCAGCCGAGTGTCTGTAGGACATCAGCTACACGTCGTGCTTCCTTGCGACCCTGTTGACGAGGGTCAAGATCTAACGCCTGAGTTAGAACATCAGCTGCAGTAACCTCAGACCTGATTGAAACGAAAGAAGTAATCTTCTCAGTCCAAGGATCAGGGTCACCAAACTCTTGAATATAGTCAGCAATCTGTGCGATTTCTCCAGCAGTAAATTCGTGACGTTCACCTTTACGGTAAGCATCAACTGCTGCCGCCCATAGCATATCACGTTCAGCCGTTAATTGCTGCCAGGGAATAAGGAAGTTTGCACCAATTTCTAGTGGAACAAACCTCCTATTACCTGTACTGTCAACCAAGAATTGGTTGCGATTGGTCGTTCCAATGAGTACAAAGCGACGACGAAGACGCTCAGGCAATGAGGCATACGGCCTACGTACTTCATCAACCCGAGTTGTAATCAGGTTCTTGAAGTTTTCAATGTTGCGTGTCTGGAAATAGTTGTCAATCTCTGGCAACTCCAGAAGCCATGCAACGTGAAGCCGGTATTGCTCTTTCATCAGTGTGTCTAGAGGTGTAGACACTTCCGAGAACAGCTTGTCCGGCACCAAGCTACGGGCAAACATTGACTTACCAACGCCCTGTGCACCCACAAGAATGGGGAGCCAGGACATCTCACAGCCAGGGTTATATGCCCGTGCTACAGCGCCAATCATCATGCGCTGCATAGCCAAGGTGGCTAGACGGTTAGGGTTACCCAGAAAGATCTCACCGATGCGGTCCCAATCCGCGTGAGGGATTGCAAGATCAGCGCACTTATCTAAGTAACGTTTGATAGGACAGTAGCGATTCTTGTTAGCTGCATACTGAATAGCAGACTTAACTCTCATCTCTGGGATGAAGACACCGTGCTCACAGCTGAGCTTGGTAGTCATCAGGTCAAGGTCATTGCCCTGCATCTCTACGGTCTTACCGTCAACGCTGTACTCAATGGCACACGTCAACTCATTCCGACGCAGGTCCTGCAACAACTCCTTGACCTTTTGAACGTCGCGTTCGCGTTCTTTGGCCAAGTCGTCGGACGATTTTGCAGGCCTGCCTCCTTTCTTTTTTACGACAGTCTGATCAGGGACTGGTTCAAACTCCATTTTCTTCTCCTTCAAAGTATCAATTACGTCATCAAAGTCAGTCAACGGATCAAACTCCGTGTAACCAACAGCTGTACCTACCGCACCAAAACGTAGGTTGGATGGCAGCTTAGATGTCCAGTAAGGGTCCTGCTTCTTAGCAAGTGAATACAATTTAGCAGGCCCTTGATATTGACCGAGACCACGCCACTTGAAAGGTTGAATGTTTTCATCCTTCTCACCGTGGTGACCACGTAGTACCCAGTCAACCCAGTCATCAAAGAGAACCTCACCGACCGATGCACATGCAGACATGACAGGTAGGAAGTACTGGTTGTACTCACCGTCTTCTGATGGGCGAAGGAAGTTCTCCAGCAACCACTTGCATCGCTTGACATCTAGCTCAGTGACCTCTGCATTTTGGAAGGAAAAATTTTCTTCATAGGCAATGTCATCAAGAAGGAATTGGGGTACTCCTTCTGTGTCATTGAGCTGCCAGACAGCGTTGGTGTTGCCATACCAAAGCCGCTCTGGTTTCTGTCCGCAATTATCGTCCAGCTTCTCCATGCCAAGGTCAGCCATCAGCCGATCAACGATCAGCCAGTAGGCACCCTTGTGCTCAGCAATAGTGGCAAGCTCCCTACCGAGAGGGAAGATGGCACGAAAACGGTGGACAACGTCAGTGTGTGAGCTACTGGTGTAAGTAGCAACGCACCATTGCTGAGCTGTAGGAGCAGACCAGAACTGCTCCAGTGTCATGTCACCATCAATGTCAAGGACGACAAGGTTGGAGCCACGACAGTTATCCGATAGTCGGTAACGCTTAGCGAAATGGGTGGCGCACCAGCCGTAGCCAGCACCCACCCAACCTTGGAGCCACTCAAGGCTCTCGTTAATGTTCAGCCAACCGCTGGCAACTTTCTGGGGATTTGTCTTATTCCGACACCCCTTGTTGACTGCGATCTTCATCTTCATTAGTACTCTCCATATCGTGAAATTGTTTTGCTCTCTTCAAGAACCTTTGCTCATGCAGATCCATTTGATCTCCATCAATAAAGATGCCTTGGGTTGTCTCTTCAGTTGCGACAATGATCAAAGCCACGTCGCACCTATATCCCGTCCTCTCTTCTAAAGCCAGCCGATAGGCGGCCATCTGTTGGGCACACTTCGTGTACTTGCGGTAGCCACCGAACCCCATACGGTCACCCTTGTCAGGGAACCGGTTCATGTAGGGTCCGTTACTTGTCTTAAAGTCTGCGATGACTTTGACGCCACCGATTTCCCCAACTAAATCAGGACAACCTGCATATAAATGCTCAGTACTCCAGACATATGCCACCTCACGGTCATCAGATCTTAAGTGATACCAGTCCTGCCGAAGCGGACGCTCACTCCAATGAAGTGTATCAAACCAATCAAGATATTGGGACATGCCATTCCAGAAACTTCCATAAGGTCCAGGGTCTACGGGAAGACCACGGAGGTAATCCTCAGCGCACTTGTGAATAGCAGTACCACGAGTGGCTGCCTCTTCAAGTGCACCTGGGTTTTGCTTCTGCCAGTTCTTGAGACCTGCCTTAGACTTAGCCGTCTCTGTAGCTGAAAGGACAGTAGTTACAGACGGCATATATAATCCCGAACATAAATATTTTCGGTATCCGCTTGGAGTTTGTATCCTATACGGTTTATCTACTGTAGTCTCTGTGGAATCAGGCATAATTTATTAGTGTGAATTTTTCTATGGCATGATACGCAGACAGGTATACATTTTAGAACCTCATCCCACCATTCAGAATGTGCTCTACTTGTGTGAGCTACATTAAATTTCTTGGTTGATTCATCAACGTGGTGCCAGTCAATCATATCGGGATCGCTTTCATTACAAAGTAAGCAAGGGAATTGAGCAAGAATTCCTTTACGGAAATCTCTATTGCGTTCTGCTACTGCTTTTGTGTCGCGGAGAATTTTTTCTCTATTACTTTTGTAGCGTTCAGCAGATTGGGCGCGAATACGCTCTCGGTTTTGGAGATAGTATTCACGCCTTCCTTCTCGTGTTGCGCGTCCCATTAATAGTCGTCCTCTACCGACTGTTGAAACGTCTCGCTATACGTCGGACCTTGATTTGGTTGTTGGGTTGGTTGAAACATCTGATACATCTGCCCCACTGCATTACCAACAGCTTCAATCACTTGACCCTGAGCAGCAACCTGATTATTCAGGTGAGCTACTTCTTGTCGGAGCGCCACCAAGTGGTCCAGAACAGAGGGAGGTCTTGCCACTTGCCGTTCTTGAGGTGCGTTTGATACAACTGGAGCGGGAGTTTCAGCAGCGTTATTATTACCAGCCATGATTCCTTGAATGCGTGCTTGCAATTCAGGAGGCAGGTTCTGTAGTGCATTTTGTTGTAGTTCCATTAGTCTTCTTCGTTAGTGCTATTAATTTTTTTCTGAAGCTCTTCTTTAGAGAGCATTACTCGTTTGTAACCAGGGAAAAAGCGATTAACCCAATGGGGAGCAGCCATTGCGCTGCCCCAGCTATCAGCATGGAGATACACAGTCTCCGTATCTTCGTCAACATAGTGTGGACGCTGGTTTACTTCATGAGTGGCCTTATTGAATTTGGCCATCAGAACTCAGCGTCATCTTCAACTTTGGCAGCATCTTTAGCTGGCATAACGGTGGAGCCCCGCTTGTCTACTCCACCAGCTGGCAAACCTTTTTCGTCAACCTGACGGCCTTCAAAAGGATCCTTTCCTTCAAAGAAGTTGGGAAGCCAAATACTATCTCGTGCGGTCTCCCATTCGGATACAATCTTTGCCGGAACTTTACGTACCTTCGGAAGGATTGAGTATGAAGTTTCCAGGCCAGTACCTTTGCGCGTGATCTTAATTGAGAAGTTAGCGAGGCCATCTTCAGTCCATGTGTAGTCTTCAACTTCCTGCAGGATTTCTGTCAGCTGTTCACGCAGAGACTTCTGCTCAATGAACAGAACTTCAAGTCGGGATCGGGAGGCGCTTGTTGCAACCCACGCAAGAAACTTACGGGGTTTAACATAACTTCCATCAATTTTGGGTCGGTCTGGCTTGGACCAATCTGTTTCCCTGGCTAGATCAGCAGGCTGCCCAGGATGGCTGCGAGTGACAACGTAACCAGCAAACTTAAGCTCACCATCTGCGCCACGTTTTTCAGAAGCATATTGCCAACCCGTGATCGCGTGCCCCGTTTCATAGCATCCAAGCAAGCGGAACTCTTCGGAGTCACCGTCTTTGAGTGAGCTAGGTTTAAAGTATGGTTGTGGTTCTTTGGTTTCAATTTTATCTTGTGTAGCCAGAAGATCTGGCGGCAAAACTTGTAGTGACATATGTATGTTTTGTGTACCTCCTAAATATAAGTAATACAATAGATAAATGTGAGCTAGATAGCTATGGGCTTGATACGAATGGCTGGAGATATTTGGAGCCAGGGTGTTAAGGGTATTCAGTCAGCGATTGGCGGTAAGGTTTTGAACCCAGGCGGTGTAATGAAAGACGTCGTGTCTGATGCGGCAGAAGCTTTTGTGCCTGTTGACTTTGACAGATGGGGTGCCCGGACAAATAAAATCAACCATTACTCGCAAGGTAAACCAATATCTGGTGAAGTTTCACACCAAGTAAACAAAGGAATTAACGCAGTAAGAGAACCACTTGTTCAACAAACAGTAACGGAAGCTGCCCGACAGTATGGTGTGAAAGGGATCTCACCGGCAGTTGGGACAGTTGCTGCTCCTGTTCTGGGAACACTTGCAATTACTGAAACAACTGGTGCAATTTTGAACGGTGTATCTCGTGCCACCACGGAGAAGCCAGCTCAATATCATGCATTGAGAACAGCTCGTGCTATGGACGAAGGGCGCTCATTGGGTGATGTGCTGGTGGATGGTGACTGGCATGAGGAGATGCCACGTCGCTGGGAGAGAGCCCAGGAAGTATGGGACCCCAGCAAACTGGAGTTCGGTGTGACCGAACTGATGCATGGCAACTAATATTTGCTATTAAAAAAGCCCCTCGTGAGGAGCTTTGGGGTACTCAACCTAGTGAGTCATAGACGGGAGCATCCCAGCCAGGTTTACCAGCTGCATTGTGCTCCGCTCGTTCAGTACTCCGGCGTCGGATCAGTCTCTGTGTAGCCAGCTGCTGAACCGCTGCTTTGTGGGTTCTGTCTAGAGCGATCTCGCTCTTTTCTAGTACTGAAATCACTTGCGACAATGGCACGGTAAGGGCTGTCACTATCGTCTTTGCGGTACTCGCGGAGATAGCCTTGCACACAAATGGCGCGTCCTCGGCGAATTCTTTTAGTGAGTTTAGGTTTTCTTGATTCATGTGTCTCTAGGAATAGCCAGGTAGTTACTTCGGATTCATCAAGAGTGGTACCAATCTTTGTAGCGACAACACCGTTCTTACGTTCTTTGATTTCATCAGAGCCAAAGAAAGCGTTGCCGAGTACTACTTGATTGCAGTACATATCTTGAGGGATATTAGTTTCAATTGTAGTGACAATCAAGTCAAGAGGTTTTGCTGTGTCGTCAGAGAAGACGATGCTGCCTGTAACTAGGGCGCGAGTTCCTTCCTTCCACTCCTTAAATGCAGACTTCTTAGGTCCTTCTCGGTCATAGACGAGGGCTCTGAGTTTAACGGAAGAGTTATCGCCACCACCGGGCACAACAGCGTCAGCAACGCAATACTGCAGCCCATAAGCGCTGACGGTATCACTAGCATGTCCTCTGAGTTCAATTGTTGCTGCTATAAAATTCATTATCTACTGGTAGGTTACCAGTATTAAATATAAGAGTTATTGGTTTGTTATGTGGGTTCTTTTTTGTCAAGTTCTTTAATTGCTTCTCTAACTGAATTGGCCATGTATTGATTGCCTAGCTTTTCAAGCTGAGACAGGAGTTGTTCCAGTTTTTGTTTGTGAGTCATCTAAAAACATAGCGGAGTACAACACAGGCACTTGTTGTTTAAGAATATCTTGGATAAGTAAAGCAATTTCACGATGCTCTGCCTGTGTGCCGTTAGCTGATCTTAAGTCAACGTAATGAAGCCAGCTACGGAGCGTGCCAGACATATATAGTCTGGTATCTGTGTTCAACGGTAACACAGCTCGTGCACATTCTTTGGCAATACCTTCATCAATCATGTCTTGATACAGCTGCTTGTTCTCAGTGAATTGATCCAAGATCCTTTTCCTGAAGCGAGCTGCGACATGATCATCTAATTCGTCCAACGAATTTTGACGATTAGTTTTATCCTGTAAACGGAGTTGGGGTACTGTGAAAGGGAACTCCGCTACTGGCTCGGCATATCGTTGAGAGAACTCTTGAAAGCTGAAGGAGCGGTGACGGAGGATTTGCGCTGCAATAGCTCTAGTAGTCTTGATCTCGCAGCACATGCTGACCATCTCAAAGGGTGACCAGTGCTTGTGTTTGATGAGGTATCGGATGAGTCGTTCAACATTTGGGTTATCTTCATTAGCAGGATTAGATACGCGGGCAATTTTGCCCACAAGTTTTTCAGCGTCTGGCGTGATCCAGACAAGGTCTACAGCGGTCATTCGTATTTAGCTATTAGTTGTCTAATTTGTTTAACTGTCAGCTTTTGAGCCAGCTCAAAAACTAGTACATTTAAGTCATCAATGTAATCAGTCTTAGTCTTCCGTTTGGATCTTTCCATATAGTTTCGGTTTAATACGTCCATACCCACTCTCAATAGAGTGAATAGGATTGTCCTTGCCTAGCTTATCGTAGTACTCATCAAAGATGTCTGCTTTTGTATAGGCACGGACAGCATCAAACTGACGCTCACCATCCTTAGTAAAGGTAATGATATGCAAGTCAGTAGGAAGTTGTGAGTCGTCAAAAGTATCAGGACAGATGCCTGTTTCAACGACTTGAATTTTAGTTGGCATTTTATTTACGCATACTGCGGAAGATTTACGTTATTAGTTTCAAAGAATGCAGGCATACGTGAGGCTCGTGTCTCACTCAGCTCTTCGGCACGACCCCGCTCAAAGAGATTATCTGAAGCCCGTTGCCAGAAGGCGCTAGACAGGTAGCGATTATCGTGCTCTGCGTCAAGGGATTGTACGACCCAGTTGATCGTAGCGCGGCGAAGATTGTTGAGGGTCTTGTCAGCTTGTAGACCGACCTCCTGGCAGACAAGTGTGTTGGCTGCAACATGGGTCTGCTCGTCTCGGCTAATGTCAGCTGAGGTGGTGCGTAGACCGGTGTCTCCAAGGAACCGGAAGATTGGGAGGAGGACAAAGAAGACGCTCCGTTCAAGAACAACTGCCTTGAGGACGGGGTGCCTGTCAAGCTCAAGCCAGGCTTTGGTGATTTGTGCAGCTTCTTTTTCAATGCGCTCTGGAACTTTGTGGGCATCAGCTGCGTAATTGAGCGCAAGATCGTGGTTAATTTCATCAGTTACATTTGATTTAAGCAACTCAATACATCCCTCTGCCTCTGGCAGATCACCCTTCATGGCTTCAGAAATGAAGTCACCGACAGGGATCTCAAGGGATCGGAGTGACAGTGCACGATGGATAACATCTTCGCCGCCTTCAAGCAGATTGCCTGCTTGTACAGCGACGGGAGTCCAGGTGCGCTTACGCTGATGCAAATGAATATAAGGAGTTGCTGCTTTCATTGTCAAAGTAGGTAGTGATTTACTCGGCACAGTTGGTGCACATAAGGTCAGGGACTTCGTCTACTGCATCGGAGATGTCGCTGAAGTCAAAGAGATCTCCAAAGGCACCGTCCAATGCTGCTAGTGCGTCGTCTTTAGCCTGGGTGTTCTGCATGACCTGCAGTGAGTAATACATACTCGTTTGAGGACTATCAAGCCACTGTTGAATGAACTCGTCGGAGTAGATAACTACATCACTCCAAGTGTTGTAACTATAACCGTGGCTGAGACCTGTCTCATGCATAAGTTGCATGATGCCATCAACTACACGACAATAATCGTACCAACCAACTTCTTCAGCAGTCTCTACGTTCCCATAGTCATACTGGGTAACACCAAAAGTAGAGCTGTCCCTATCCACTAAGCGCCCAATTGGTGGTGCAATTTCGGGGGCCGTGGTATAGCCTGCTCGGTCTGTGTAACGATAACTACAGGACGCAGTCGGAGCAATTGCAAAGGCGCGATCCATCTGAAAACAGGTGGCAACGTCTGCTGCTTGATTGAATCCGTCCTGAAGTGCTTTTGCTATTTTAAAAGCTGCAGGTGCTGAATTGAGGGGAGTATCCCTACGAATTTCAGCAAAGGCATCACCTAGTTGCTTGTACGTAACCCCTTCCAGCGCAAGGAGATTGGCCAATCCAAGCAGACCTAATCCAACCTGCCTATCAGATTTAGATGGCAGATATTCACCAGTGCTATCAACGCCAGTACGAGCGTGCAGTGTGCACAGCTCTTCCATGCCGTCAACCATGGCTTGCGCAAGGTCGTCAGGAGTACAGGCACCTAGGTTGATGTGCTCCAGCAGGCAAGTGCCACGTGACTTGAGGAAGACTTCCAGACAGACATTGCCGTAGATACGCTCGCCTTCTTGGTCGTAGCGAACCTTCGTCAGCCAGATGTCGCCTTTACGGATGCCGTCAAGGATGGCTTCTCTAGTTTCATTGTCAGTAGCGTCCCACCAATCCTGTGTGACGTTCAGACAACGCTTTGCCCACGGGATGGTGCTACGGGGTGTCTCAACAAATTCAAGGATGTCAGGGTGGTTGAGGTCTAAGTGGAGTACAACAGCTCCATTCTTGTAGACACCACCTCGGCGTAGTTGTTCATTAAGGCAGCTATAGATTTTGCCAAATGAAACTGGTCCTGAAGCGACAAGACCTTTTCCATTTTCTGTGCCTCGTCCTCGTAATTTAGAAAGGTGTACTGCAACGCCTGCTCCGTATCTAAGAGCGTGGCTAACAAATCGCCAGCTTGCTTCAATTCCATTAGGACCCTCCATAGAGTCATCAACTACAAAAACGGTGCACGAAACCGGAAGCCGTGAGTTTGGATTATCCATCCAAGTTTGCACACGGCCTGTACGTGCAATTTTAGACTGGGTCATTTTTTACTATAAAGTGATTTGGGGTACTGATTACACCAAGTCAGTGAGGACCGGTGGTTTGTAATTAGGGCCTTTTAAAACCTTACCGTCAGCTCGGCGTAAAGGTTTGCCGTCTGAACCTAGTTTACTCATGTTACTTGCATGGACGCGGCGTAATGCCTCAAGCAAATCCCATTCCAGGTTCTCTGCATACTGGAAGCAGACATAGACAAGATCTGCTAGTTCTTTGAGAGTGTCGGCGTCAGTATCAAACTGAGCAGAAGTAGAAAATTCTTCAAACTCTTCTCTGACTAGATCAAACTGCATCTGCTCATTCTCAATTGAGTTAGAGACTTCGTAGGCGTAGCGAAACTGCTGCGCGTCCAGGGATAGATCCATGTTCATTTATCGCGAAGTGTTATGCGACCTTTGCTCAGGTCATATGGTGACAACTCTACGGTGACCCGATCACCAACTAATAGTTGGATCTTTCGGGTAATCAACTTACCACTGGCTCTACATAAGCAGAGGTGGCCTTCAGGGTTATCCAGTTCAACATTGAAATAACCATTGCCACTCTCTTTAAAGATAGTGCCTTTGGCCTCAATTACATTAGCTTTTTTACTCATTTGTCAACAATATATGCGTCAAAATCCCTTTGACTTAGTACGGTTCTTTTTCTCCTTGGGTTTCATTTCTAATAGCTCGTCATCCGTGAGACCCATGAGGGTTTGTGAGATCTTGTCCGTAGCAAAAGCCCAGATCAAAGATTGGGGTGCACGGCTCAGACGGTCTTGAGCTATGTCAAATATGAGTTCTTCACGTTCATTCTTGTTCATCTTTTTGTTCCCATACGAGTTGGTGAACGAGCAGGTCACGTAATTCGTTGACCCGCTCTTCGTCAAACTGTTTGAAATTCCCTTTCTTATCTACTTTCTTGTAATAGTGTAGAGCGTTGAGAATTATCGTGTGATCTTCAATGGACAGGTTAAATATCATTCCTCAGAGTAAATGTCGTCATACATCTCTTCAAACGCTGCCTGGTCCCAGGACATATAGTCCTCCTTGAGTTTGTACTTTAAGTACTCTTCAAGTTCACGTCCATGCATGTCGGCCGCAAGGCCTTCAACAAAGTGTTCAATTTTTTCTTCGTAAGTCATTCGGGGTGTGCGTAAGTGTATGCATCTAGGGTTGCTTGGAGACTTTCAATGATCTTCTTAGAACCTATGATTCGTTCCACGCTTTCTTCTTCAAGGTCGCATTCTTCAAAGCCCTCAACGTCAATGGAACACTCAACCTTCTCGTATGTGACAACGAGTGTTGGTGTAAGGTCCACCGATAGCTCCTCCGCAAGCGCCGTACGGTGGCCAGAGGCCGTCTTAAGAGGCACAAAGTCCAGTTCAGCTTGCTCATCTTCAGTAAGGGTTGAGACGTGCTTTTTCAGTCGGTGACATGGAGGGCACTCGTCTTGGGTAAAAATGTAAATGTGATAGTGTTTCATCATTGTTTATGCAGGTGTACCGTCAGTGAAGTAAAAGCCGCCAATGCAGTTGGCTTCATTGGATGTAACTACGTGGCGACTGTGCTGATAGCAGCGCATTCCAGAGTGATATGAGATCATTACTGGTTCACCGACAACAACATCGTCAAGGCTGCTGCACATAATCATTCGTACAGCAGGCGGCTTACGTTTGTACTGAATCTCAGCGTCGTAAGCAAGATGTTGATCCTCTTCCAGAGTAGCTGGATTTAAAACGCTACGTATGGAAGGTTGGGAAACTGCGATAGCTTCCATTTCACATTGGGTCTTGAACATCAGTCCTTAAACATGGGTGTACGTTTACAGCTAATGATGCGGCGGGCATCAGGGCACAGCTCAAACACGTTGTTCATTGCAGTGCGTACATCGGTAGAAGTTACCTTGTAATCCTGATAATCACCCTCCTTATCTATATATCTGACGTCGTAATCAAGCATCATCTAATTCCTCAACAAACATAAATATTCTGTAGTAACTATCTTCATCTTCAGTCCAGGTGCATGCAACTGGACAGGAGTTTGACCACCTGTCAAGCTCCTTACGTTCTTCTTCCGTCATTTAGATAATTCAATTTTCACTTCAGGAAGGTACTTTTTCTCTGCAAGATACTCATCCACTTGAGGTCGCATGCTGGCAGGCAGCACACTAAAAGCGCGGCTAAGTATCTCGTTGAGATAGTACTCAGGTGGGTTTGGTGAATCTTGGGCCAGTCCTGCGTGACACAGGAGTACGACATCAAGCACTTCATAGTCAGGAACTCTGATGTTATTCATTGTTTTCATCCTCTTCAGTTAGTTGTTCAAGGGTTACGTAGCCTTGTTTAATCATGGCCTGGTTAGCAACCCACTGGTCTACGTGTTCTTCAATTGCACTTACATCAAAGTGACGAATGAAGAGGGCACAGATAGCCCGTCGGTGAGACAGGCTCATGCCCCCGTATGCGTCACAGAGGTAAGCGTCAATGTCAAACACAAACTCGCGTTCGTATTCGTCTTTGACTGGCATCAGAAACCAAGCTCCTCGTTGTCAATTTCAGAGACGACAGCTTCAGCGACAGGGCCACCATTGATGCTGGCATTGATTACGTCAATGGCATCACGGATGATGGACTCAGTCTTCTTGCTGTCACGGTCAGCGCGTGCATCAGTCAGTGCCTGATACGTAGCGTTGTCAGTCATCTTGACCTTGCCGTCAAAGATTGAGCAGAAGCAAGGGCGCATTTTGGAGTTACCCTTCCAGGTGCTGATAGTCAGCAGGTGGTCAAGGGCATCGGCGGCTGCCACACCCATGAGGCTGGTGATCAGACACTGAGTCCAGATCGTGGTCAGACCAGCGGTCATCATGATGGAACGACCTTGCTGAGTCTCCAGCATCAGGTTGATCTTGCTACCAGAGAAGCCAGCGTCTGCATATACATCTTCAGCAATAGTGATACCAGTGAGGTACACGTTGCCGATACGGCTGACAGGCTTGCCTCCAGGAGAGATCAGCGCAGCGTTCTGGTCTTCGCCAAGGTATTGGAAGTACACAGCTTCGCTGTCTTTGACAAGTCCAATGCCGATCATCAGATCAGCAGTAGCTTGAGATCCACCACACTCCGACACAATTGCCAGAGCATCGGAAGTCATGTTTGCAGTAGATACGATTGTCATGTTCGTTAGTTAGATATAAGGTGAACAGCCCCTAAGGGCACTAAGACTAGAAACCGCCGTTAGGCGGTATGTCTCTTATCCGGCAAGGAGGCCTTCAAGCTCTGCGAGCTTTGCCGTGGCCATACATTCCACAATTGTCCAGGCAAGTTGGCCTGAAATCATTTCCTTGTCACACACATACTCTACAGCGTCTTCAACGCATTGGAAGAGTTCGTCGTGCTTTTCTCTGGATATTTCCATTCGGTTTTTTTCATATAGACACCAATGACAAAAGCCGCTGTTAGGCGGCTCTTAAAGCATATTCAACTAGAGGGAGTTTGTCAACGTCCGCGCCTACGAATGTACCTACCGATGTTACGGATTGCACGACGCTTGGACCTAGGTGTTGGCTTACGTGATCCACCACTTCCAGGACGCCGTGTCTTGGGACGACTTCCGCCTTCACCGAATCTGCGAGTAGCGCGACCAGGCATAGAACGTCCGCCTTCACCTATTCTGCGAGTATGGCCACCACGGTTGGGACCACCACGCTTAGGACCTTTACCGCGTTCGCCAATACCAACAGCCATGGTCGTCATCTTGGGACCACTACGTCCGCCTTCACCTTTTTTGCGAGTCAGGCCGCCACGGTTAGGACCTTTTTGAGGCTTGGGCCGAGGCTTACCCTTGCCGCCTTTTTCTCCTACGGCCGCAGTAGTCGCAGTGCCTCTAGATGGTCCACTACCACGGGTGCAACTAATAGGCTTCCTAGGACGAGTAGGGTATGTGCAACGACCTCCACCGCCTGGTGCTGGCCCTGGCTTAAGGGAACCAGCGGAACCTGTTCCACATCGTCGGCCACTGCTTGAGCTTGGACGAGGCTTGGCTACTTTTTTTGCTGTACTCATGACATGTTGATATAAACAAGAGGTTTATATTCAAATTATATCTAAAATGTACTGTGCCAAAATTTTTGCGATAGGATACCCCGTCATTTGCTCAAAGTTGGCAAACATTGGGCTGAAATTGGCTTCTAGGAAGACATATTCACCGTCCTCCTGCCTGATCCAGTCAATCGCTGTCCAGTGATAGCCAAGGTCTTTAGTTACCTTGACTGCCAATGCATCTAGGGCAGGGGCGATAAGTCTTGTAGGTTCACAGTTTTTGTCAGCTCTGAAGTCTGCCTTGTCAGTGTGAAACTCAGCATTGAAGACTTTATCGCCAATGACGTAAGAGCGAACACATGTACCTTCAATGAATTGCTGTAAACAAAGCGGTTGACACGACTGAGCAATAAGCTTCTCAAGCTTCCCTTTCTTAGAGACTTTCTTAGTATGCCTACCACCGCAGATTGGTTTAACTGCAAGAGTTTTATATTCTTGCAAGAAAAGTGAAGCTGTCAGGAAGTCGTTGGTGTACAGCGTATCGGGAATAGTGACAAGGTCTTCTACAGATTTGAGCTGCTTCATTTTGGTGCTGTGCTCAACAAACGTAGTAGGTCCGTTGATCCAGGTTGCAAACGGGAAAGCGTTATAGAAGATTTCTAAGTAACCTTCCCAGTTACTGCCTTCATCATCCTCATCGTCAAAGTCTTCGTCATTGATGCTACGCCAATAAATTGCATCAGGGATGAATGGCTCACCGTCAATCTCTACGGTGTACGTATCAAAGCTTAAGTCGTAGCTAAATGTATATTGATGGCAGGTTTCAGAGTTGAAGAATTCAATCTGACAGTCTTGTAAGTGAGGGACTAACGCTAAGACTTGGTCGTCGTCGTAGTCCCCTAAGATCAGAATTTGCATATCAGTAAGTATCTGCTAGTTGCTCCACTGAGTATGCTAGCAGTACAAAAAAGACCACCGAAGTGGTCGTGAAAAGAAGTGAAGTCATCACCAATAAAGTAAGTTAAACATCAAACTAGGGCCGGAGTAAAACTCACAGCCATATCCAATGAACATCACCAGATGCCTGGGATCATTTGACCTGTCACGGCATAAGCACCGAGAGCTGCGATAACGCCAAGCATTGCAAGACGTCCGTTGAGCATTTCAGCTTTTTCGTTGTGGGACACGGTGTACCTCTCATCAAAAGTCATAGGGGGTTCTTTAGCCCAGACATTCATTTGTCCGTGCTCATTTGTCGTCGTCGTCATTTAGATTTCCTTAATACTTTAAGTAATATAACAATTAATTAGCAACGACGAGAGCATCTGTTAGAGCGTCAAGAATTTCTTCTAGCTCACGGTAACGGCTGCTCCGAAGGCTAATGTTGTGGCTCATATAGCGATGGACAATCTGACGAATAGTCAGGAGTTGCTGCTTGTTGAGGTTTTCCATTCTGTATTCTGGCTATCTGATGTAAGTGAGACAACGTTCGTAGTAGTACTTGCGATCGTCTAACCCGTTATATCCGCCATTAACCCGTAGGGTAACTTGTTCAACAGTTGGGTTAGTGTCACACAATTCATTCATTTTATTGGAAAGCCACCAGTAACCAGCAGAAGAGAAGGGATAATTTTCAGCAACATAATCAACACCGTCCATCACCTTAGGATCTTTGATGAAGTCAGAGAACTTCTGGTAGTTATACCTACCGGTGAGCTGGATGTAACCGGCACCTTTGTATTTGGGTCCGTCACCAGGCTCAGTGTTGCCAAGATCCTGTCGTCCTTCTAAATACCAGCCATCGCTCAGTTCTTTCTTCCATTTACCGCCACCACTTTCGTGTGCTGTCTGAGATAGAAAGTGTCTGATGCGAGGCAGAGTGTCAATGGAGAACTCTTCAAGGCAACGGTTAAGTTCGTCAACTTCGTAGTCTTGAATAAGACTTTCAGCACAGTTCCAAATGCCTGCTAGCTGCTGCTTAGTGACAAGATGAACTGCAGGCTTGGGTGTGTTTTGTGCAGGTTCGGTACGGTAGATACGTCCAAACTCATTAATTACATCTTCTTCAACGTTGTCCTGTAAATAGTTCCATGCTTCGTCTTGATGCGCCAAGCCTTTGTAGTATTTAGCACTATCAATAAATTTAATTGTCATTGTCGTCCGGGGGTAGGTGGAATAAACGGCTTCTCAGCTTCTTGTTTCTCTTCTTTCTTCAGACCTGCGGCTAGTGTTGAGCCAGTCAGTAAAGCCAGCGTCGTAGCAATCATTGTGGCAAATGTATTGTCAAAACGATCACCAAGGTCTGGACATACGACTTGAGGCTGATCTGCACGTGAGCAGAGAATTGTGCCGCCAATGAAGACACCTGCCTGTATGACAAAGATCCCAGTCAATATTGATAGCAACCACTTCTCTCGTGCATTCATGGCAACAAAGCAGGTACTATTCAATTGTATTAAGTTCGTGTAAAAAAGAAGTAAATAGCGGAAGTCAAGCAGGCAATAATGATGCCAGCTACTGATGCAATGAAATCTTTCATGTCATTAAAAAAGGCCCACATATGTGAGCCTAACGTGTCCATAGTAATGTGTGGATTAGCCAATAGAAGGAGCAATTAGAGCTACAGGAGTAGTCTCAGCAGCTGCCAAATCTAGAGGGAAGTTGTGTGCGTTTCTTTCGTGCATGACCTCTAAGCCAAGGTTTGCACGGTTCAGAATGTCTGCCCAGGTGTTGATGACTTGACCCTGACCGGTGACAATACTTTGGTTGAAGTTGAACCCGTTGAGGTTGAACGCCATAGTGCTGACACCCAGAGAAGTAAACCAAATACCCAGTACAGGCCAAGCGGCCAGGAAGAAGTGGAGCGAGCGGGAATTGTTGAAAGAAGCATATTGGAAAATCAAACGACCGAAGTAGCCATGAGCTGCGACGATGTTGTAAGTCTCTTCTTCTTGACCAAACTTGTAGCCATAGTTTTGAGAGACTTCTTCTGTCGTCTCACGGATAAGTGAGCTGGTA